GTGGTGTGTAATCTATTCTTCTATCAAGGTGTATGAATGTTCTCGCTACACCTACAGTCCAACCTAAGTCTATTGCTCTCTTAATTAAATCTTTTCTAAAGACTGAATTAGGTATGGCAATATCAACTGCACAAGTATCTGTGTCCCATTTATCATTACCAATTTTATGAAATGAATTAGGACTGGCTGAGTAACCACGAGATTGTAACCACTCATTATGTTCTGCTGAACGACAACAAGAAGTTATCTGTAATGGTTCTCCAACATTCTCTCTTAAATTTATAAGACAATTTAAAAATCCTTTAGCTAAAACTATATCCTTTGAAGTAGGACATTGTAATTCTTTTTCACTAAAGTATTTATTATCATAATAGTTTAATCTTTGTGACATTATTTCTTTCCTTTCTTATCTTTGTCATTAAGTTCTTTAATTCTTTTATAAGAATTATATAGTTGTTTATTTAATTCTTGTATTTCTTTTTCATACAATTGACTTTTTCTCATTCACATCATCTCCTTTCTTCTTATGTAAATATTATACAATTTTTGTATAACTCGTGTCAAATTTAAAATGCAATAGTCAAATTACTGACACTATCTGTTGTATAATTACCACAACTTATTCATGTGTCAATTCTTTGACTTCTTCCTTTGTCATTTTATTTACAATAATAGGTGTATACTCACCTATGTATGCACCAATGACATTGAATTGTAGATACTCGTGTGCTTCTTCCACACTCATATCGTCACGAGCCACTAAAATCTTAACCATCTTGGTTAAATCATAGGCAATAACTGTGTCCATATTACATCTCTCAGCAGTACCTATGATTGCACTATCAAATCCATCCCATTTAAGCATCACTCACTCCTTTCTATTGGTAGCTTTGGTCGTAAAGCATTAATAAATTTAGTTGTTTGTTTTCTATCATAATTTTTCATTGCAAGTTCATGTAGCCACCCATCACCTCCAAAGGGAAAAGCTATAAACATTCTCTTTAGAAACAATGCTTCTTGTACTGATATGTGATAAGTTGCTACAACACTAATATCTCTATAGTCATCTTGCTCACCACCATTGCCATCTTCTATGGAATCAGGAAACATATCTCTGATTAGTTCTTTCTTATCTCTCACATCAGTATCATCTTGATGTATGAGATAGTCATTGTACTCATTGAAACCATCAGTGATTTTATATTGTATTAATACTGGCATTAGTTACTCCTTTCTTTCTAAATGAAAATCAAGTATCTCACATACTTTATCTACAGTTTCACACCATATGTCTTCGTACTTTTCTTTAGTTATCCAGTTACCATTGTCTTCATCTATTTCATAAGGTGACTCATTAAAAACATCATCTATATGTTTATCAAACATAATGGTAGCTAACTCACAGTACAAAGCTACATAGTCTTCAGATTTTATTATAGGTTTACTCATCACTCACTCTCCCCTTCTAAATGAGGGTACGCAAATACTACCTCAACAGACCACCTATATTCTGGTTCTGTATTAGCATCTATAAATGTGGTCTCTAATTTTAAACCATATTTTTTCAACAAAGTATTTAAAGGGTCTATACTTTTTTTGAACCCCTCAGAATAATAACTGTCATTGAAACCTATTTCTATTTTATCTTTATTCATCTTCCAACTCTCCTTTCTCGTACTCTATTGCTTCTTGCAATGGTTGTTGCATTGCAGTTAATATTATATGTTGAGCAGACGCAACTGAAGGTGCAGTATCGTGTATGAATTGCACTGATACATCTGCCAAGGCACATGCAATGTCAAATCCATGCGTCTTTCTTTTGATATGTTTGTTAATTACTTTCTCTAAGTCTTTAGCTACAATGTCCACATCAAACTCTGCATCTATAACTTTAGTTTTCTTTTTCTTTTTAGTTTTAAAATCAATTACATCACACATAGTCATATTCCTTTCTTTAGTTTAGCTATTACTTCAGGTGTTTGTTCAACAATAGATTCTATTTGTTCGTCTTGAACATTAGTAGGGTCACCATTATTTAATTCATCATAGTCCCCTGACCAAACTTTTTCTTCAGCTTCCTCTTCAGAGTCAGCTTCCACTATGCATTGCCATTCAGCATTAGCATAGGTTGTTACAAGATATTTTTTCACAGTTATACTCCTTTCATCTTAGTTACTGTATCATAGAATCTTGGATTCTCCAAGATAAATTCTTCACCATCTTGATAAAATGTAATCTCTTCATTATCATAAGCATCATCAATGATGAACTCGTCCACACCCATATCAAGTAACTGATTCTCAGTCATCTGTTTGCGTGTTTCTTGTGTCACATTTATTAATATAAACTTTTTATTGTTCATAGTTTAGTCCTTTCTTTTCATAGTGTACTCGCCATACTTTACTTGAGTAAAGCTAACACTATGGTTTTCAGTTAAGTATTTGCGTAACTCTGAACCCTCATAACCCTCAGTGTCACACCATTTTTTCAAGACTGGATTGTCAAAGTCCATTCTTAAAATCTCTTTGGCAAATCCATTAATCATCTGCCAATCTATTTCAGTCTTTAAATATTTACCCATTATTTATTCCTTTCTAATTCTTCAAGATGATTAACGAGCATATCCAAACCATCACACACACCATTATGTTTTGACTTAGAATGGCTATCATTTACCCATTCATCATCAGATTTAATATCTATTACTATATTTTTTAGTTGCTCTAATGTAAACATTAGCTTCTCCTTTCTATGTAAACCATATTGGTCTTGGTCTTTTAGTCCAATTACAAAATGGTCGTTTGTGTTTCATATAAAAATCTTGATACGCAAGTATAGGCATATGCTCTACCTTACAATCATCAGGCATACATTGTGGCATAGGTGTACAGTTTAAACAAAAACCAATACTCACTGGTGGTGTTAATAATACTGACATTCTTCTTTGAACTGCGTGTACCCTTTCATATCTATGAGTGTACTCTTTGAGTAATGAATCTAACAAAGAGTACAACCATACATAATTTGCAACATTCTCACGCACCCATTTATTACTTGGGTGATTGATGTGACTGGCTAACATAAGGTCTTTATCGTACCATTCGTTAGGGTGTTTCCATCTCTTGATTCGTCTACCATTTTGTATAACAGTGTACTCATCACCATCAAGAACTCTATGAGCAGTTGATAGTAGTTGTGCATACTCAATACACATCTTGACCACGTGCTTGTCGCAGTGTTGCTCTGCACAAATCTGAGGGTCATCTGATAAATAAAATATATTCATATTACACCTCTACTATTTCATAGTCTTGATGTTCATTTTTAAGATATTCTAAAGCATCTTCAAGAAACTGTTCTCTCTTGAAGTAAACTCTCATATTATTACCTTCATCATACTCAATGTATTGATTGATGTCTATATTATTTTCGTCATCCATAATTATATTCCTTTCTTTATGGTAGTGGTAGCACTTGGTTGCTATGCCATAAGCCATACATAGCCAAACCAAATGCTAATATTAATTTTAATAGTAGTCTATCGTACATCTTACGCAAACTCCTTAAACTTTTCAAGAAAATTATAATCTTTTTTCCATTCATCTGTAGATGCTATGAGTTCGTGATAACTTATCACATCTTTAACATAGATGTCACCATACTCCCACGAACCATAGGTATAAGGTGAACGACTCGCAACAAACCACCTAGCATAAGGGTTTTTACTTTCATTCTTTTTTGTCTGATAAGTTTTTAAAACTCTATGCTCAAAGTTTGTTGTTTCATTTTTATAGATTGCATAAGGTGAATTCACCTTTACAGTCTTACCAAATTTATTTTTTGCCATACTTTTTCTCCTTTTGTTGGTCAAAATATTTATCAAGTTTCTTATAGAAACTCTCGTTAATAATCTCTGACAGTTCAGCACAAACCTTTGGTGGTAGGTCTGAACTGCCATATAGTTTTATGGAACTATTCATCATCAGTAACTCCACACTTGGACATAATGTATGCCCTAGCGACAGACTTTTTGTCCTCGCCAAATCTATCACCAATCTTGGTGACAATGTCAGACATAGCCCAACCCCTAATCTTAGGGTCAGACTTACCATCTGCCATAAGTTTTTCAATAGTTTGAAAAATAAAATCATTATCCATAATTAAACTCCTTTGTCAATGGATTGTTAATATTACATAAATAAATACTACTTCATTATATTCAGTAGTATTTTTTATGGTCGTTCACTTTCTCTATGGTCTTGGATATCTTCATTCAATAACTCATAGAGTTTGTTTAAGAGATGGTCGTGTAGTTCTTCTTGCTCTTCAAGAGTTAATTGAAGAGCAAACATATCCCATATCTTTCTGTGTATAGACTCAAAGTGGTGGTCTAAAAAATTATCATCTGATGCGACTTCTTCAAAGTTAAACTTTGTAATTCTCTCAGATTTTTTTAGTCTGTCATTCCAATACAGAGCATTGGACATAACTTTTTGATACTCTTCTTCAATTCTGAAATCTATTTCAGACCAAAGTTCTTCTTGCATTTTTAAATGTTGATTTGACATTAGTCAAACTCCTTTCTTTTTGTTATGCCACATAATGTATGTGACTTGTTTTCCTATGTCCTTCTGACATAAGAGGTTGTATGTAGACTGAAAGTAAAACTTGTTTAGCTTTAGCTAATGAGTTCTTAGAAGTTGAATCAACAAAGCTATTGTACTTATAAGGATTATAAGTAGCTAGTCTTACTGCACCTCTAGGTACAAACTCACTCACCCAAGTACCTACAACATATGCGTGGACATTCTTTTTTTGCTCACGCAACACTCGTTGTCTGCCTTTCTCTGACACTTTGAACTGTGCATCAAACAATGGCACACAGTTCTCGTGCTTGATTACTCTACCATAGTTCTCTTTCTCAAGAGAAACAATAGAGTAACATTTCTTATGTAAGTTATAATAAACTTTAACTTTCATTCTATCACCTCCAAAAGTTTTTCCAAAGGTGAACCTTTAAACTTTTTAGAAGTAAAAGTTTCCATTGGAAGACCCTTGTAAACAAGGGCTTTCAAATGTTTGTGTTGACTACTCGTCAACTGTATGTGTTTGTATATCATAATATTATTCTCCTTGTTTCTGCTTAATCAAAGCATTCGTTTTTACATTCGCCATTCTCATCTTCATAATGACAGTAATCAATACGAAATTCAGAGGTGCAATCTCTACAACCCATCAATTCATTTTCAGTTATATCATTATGTTTTAACTTTGGAAATGTTGCTATCCATTCCCCTTTTTTATTTTGGTTTAAAGTAACATTATCATCTGCACCACAGTTTATATATTCGTGATAGTAAAAATAAATATTTGTACTTTTACAATCTGGACATTTATAGATACTCATAATATTATTCTCCTTGTTCTAAATCTACATCATAAGATGTAGTGCTTTCAGTTTCCCAACTATTACAATCGTGATAGTTGTTTTGCTTACGCATTACCTTTACATGCACTTGTTCTTCTCGCTTGTAATTACCTTTGGTAGTTTCGTACACTCCATAGGTACGATATATTTTCATATATCTGCCATCATCTATAGGTATTTCTATAGAATCTGCATCTTGCTTGAACTCATTCTCACAAGGTCTTAATTGTATTCTAGCCATAATTAAACTCCTTTCAGCTAGGTTAATATATAAAAATACTACTTCATTATATTCAGTAGTATTTATATATACCAACTTGTATAGTTCTCCTTCATTACCCATAACCAGTAACAAAGGTGGTGCAGTTTAATGCTTTCACATAAGGTCTGCACCTTACCCATACTACATAGCATACCACCTTTCGTAATGCAAGTTTTATTTATTTACTTAGAAATAAATCTGCCATTTACTGGGTCGTGTTTTACTGCCAAATAACCTTGATTATTTGAGAAAGTACCTTTTTTCCCATATCTGTTAGTAGTTACTTGTCTATATAATTTATGCATAAATTATACCTTTCTTTTTTAGTGTTGATAAATTGCAACACTCTTTGCGTTAATATTTGAACCACTACATAACACACATTGTTCGCAAGTGGTTCGCTTTCCTGCTTCCTTAGAAGCTGGACAAAGTACCTCATTCTTAGAATCAAGTACCTCGTTCTTTTGTAGGACTCTAAAAGTCCTAAATCCTTTAGACCAGAATTGTTTGGATTCTTCGTAAGAATCTGCACTCATCATACATTGGTCAGCTCGTACATCTGCACTAGCAATCTTTGATTGGTGAGTGTAGCCAGTATGCTTCTTAGCTTTGCTAAGTAAACTGTCCCATATGTAGCTAGGTACTGCACTTGGGTCACCATAAGTCCCAAGTCTTACGACTTGATTTTCGCCTAGACTTTGTATGTCATTATGGTGATTAACTACTTTGTAGTTACCTTTCATAAATGACTTGTAAACTGCAAGTACACCTTGAAACAATTTAACATAACAAGTTCTGTTAATCGCTTGTTTTCTGTCTGGGTCATTCGTAGGTGTACCCCTATGCTTACAGTTGCCACAGATTGAATAATCTGCACCAGTCTTACTGGCTAACAATGGGTCTATATCACTACGAATGATATAGGTCTGAGCCATATTACCAGTCTTTGTGTTTTTACTTCCATTGAAGTAAATAACTACAATATCCTTGTTATCAATCAAAGATTGACCTTGATATATTATCGTACCAGTCATAATCTCGCCTTTCAGTTGGTCGTTAATATTTAATAAATAAATACTACTTCGTTATACTCAGTAGTATTTTTTATTATTCAAGTCCCTTTGCCATTCCCATTCCAAAGAATGCAACAGTACAAATCCCATAACCCATAAAACATTCTACGAATGTTGTAGGTTGTTCTACGAACAATAGGCATATGCCACTTGTGATACACATAAAGAAACAGAATAAACTTATCCAAAGATAAGTTGTCGCTTTAAAATTAAACATAGTTTAAGTCCTTTCAGTTAAAGTTTAAACATAGTCCCAAAAAGGGACTATGTCAAGTATTAATGATTTATGTTATGTCTTTTAGTTAAAAGACCTAACCATTGTGCTATCTCTATATCTTTTTCAGAAGATATAGTTATAGGTTTTCCCATTTTCTTTTTATTAAGAAAATGTTTCCATTTCATTTTTTCTGACTTCGTCAGTCCTTGTATTAATTCTTTTGCTTTTGACATAGTTTAAGTCCTTTCATTTAGCTATTAAAAATAGCTACGAAGTTGCTCTTTAGCACCTATATGCCTTACACTTACGCAAGTCCAAAGGACTCGTGGAATTCAACACAGGTGGCATCATCCTTCGTAGCCAACTATAGTAGTAAATAAATACTACTTCATTATATTCAGTAGTATTTTTTACTAGGTCGCCGAGTTTCACTTGCGTTGCACCCTTGCCCATCTGCCTAGATGCAAGAGAGCAAAGGGAACAACTTGGGAGGAAACCAAGAGATATATATATATAATAAATACTACTTCATTACATTCAGTAGTATTTTTATATAACTGCATTGAAAACATTAGTGAAAATGTAGTTGATAACTACATTATATGCACTTGCGTAGCACTCATACAGACCTGCATAAGCACACACACTCACGAACTGTCAAGAAATTGACATAGAATATGTCAAAGAACTGACACAAAGTGTCAAAGAATTGACAAATGGAACCTTAAATCGTAGATTTAGAGAGGTGTCAGAAAATTGACGAAGGGGGACGGAAAAAACTGCCTCGCCTTTATATATATAAAAAGGGTACCCCCAAAAAATTAGGGAGAAAATGGAGTTGTAGTTGTTGATAATGATTATTAATGGGGGAGTCCTCTAAATAGATGTACACAACTATGCACGAGGGATGCAATAGAGTCTATATAGTTATGTGTTATGTGATTTGTGTTTCCTACAGATATACCTTTACCCCTGGAAACTTAGTTATAAGTATATCATACTTTTTTAAAACTCGCAATAGTATTTTTTTCTTTTTTATAAACACATTATAGTGTATAATACAATAATGAAAAAGCAACCTAAACATTTATTGTATGCTCATTTAGATGATTCAGGTCTCAGAGACTTAATTAAAGAGACGGCAGCCACCAGAAAAAAGGTAAATGCAGGTAGAGACTTAATTGAGATGAGACGTGAGTACATGAGAAGAGTTGAAGAGAGGAAACTTAAAATGACAGAAAAGAAAGCTAAGAAGTTACCTGAGGGTCAAAGAGTAAAGATGCTAGAGAATGCACAACAGAAGTATCAGAACTTTGCAAAGAACACATTACCTAGTGGACTATCAGCTATGCAGGAGAAGTTCTGTTTAGAATATACAGCTACAGGTGACGTATTAAGTGCGTATCGTTCAGCAGGTTATAAAGATTTACATAATGATGCAAAGACTCGTGCTGAAGCTAAACGATTATTAAAGAATGATAAGATTGAAGAAAGATGTAATCAAATAAGACTGGACGCAATGAAGGACGTAAGCCTTAATATTAATGAAGTTGTAAAAAAGTTTATGAAAGTTTATGAAAGAGGTATGGAAGAAAATGATTTAACTAACTCTAATAGAGCAATGGAGTTTATAGGTAAACATATGGGTATGTTAATTGAACGTAAAGAAATTAAACAAGACATTACAACTAAATCACCTGAAGAATTAGAACGTGAGATAAAGCATTATGAAAATGTTGTCAAGCTTGAACAAGGTAATAAATAAAGTTACTAATTATTTAATTAATATATTTGCAGGTATATTAATTTTTTGGATTATATATATGTTCACTATGGCAGGATGGAATACATTCTGTAAAGGGTGTCCAGTTAAATGGTACACAACAAATGTTGAACCTTATATACCTAGACCTGAACCTAAACCTAAACCACCTATTATAGAAGATGAAGACTGGGAAGATTCAGAATGGGAATAAAAATAATTAGGGGAACTACATATTGGTGTATACCTATAGACTATAGTAAAAAGGTAAGACCAAAAGAATATAAATCACCAGTAATATATTATGGACCTGATACAAGAACCAAGTAGTAACTTAATTAAACTAAGAGAGTTATACTTTCAAAAAGCAGTAATACAATCTAAAGATAGCTTTTTACATTTCATAGCTATGTTTGCACCTACCCTTGTACCTGATTGGATTATGGGTAGACACATACATGTGATAGCTGACAGATTACAAAAAGTTGAAAATGGAGAAATAAAAAGACTCATGGTGTTTCTTCCTCCACGTTCTTCCAAGTCAGTAATTTGTTCAAAGTTATTTCCTGCGTGGTACGTAGGTAGACATCCACAACATGAGATATTAACTGTATCACATTCAGACCAACTGGCTTCAGACTTTGGTAGAAGTGTAAGAGATTTAGTTAACTATGATTTATTTAATACAGTATTCCCAGATGTAACATTACGTAGTGACGTAAGAGCAGCAGGTAAATGGAAAACAAATCAAGGTGGAACTTATTATGCAGCAGGTGTTCGTAGTCAGATTGCAGGACGTGGTGCTCATGTGGCAATACTAGATGACGTAATGTCTGAAGAGGACTCCTTTAGTGAAACAGGTAGACGATATGTAAAAGAATGGTACCCTTCAGGTTTACGAACTCGTATCATGCCTAATGGTTCAATTGTTATTATTAATACACGTTATCATGAAGACGATTTATGTGGTTGGTTACTAAGACAAGAATCACAAATAGAATTAGAAAATAAATGGGAAGTAATAAAGATACCTGCATGGGTAGACGAACCTTCAAGTAAAATGCTAGACCTACCAATAGGTTCAAGTTATTTTCCTGAGTGGAAGCCTACTTCAATATTGAAAAATGATGAAGAGGAAATAAAGGCAAGTAATGGCTCACGATATTGGGAGTCTCTTTATATGCAGAATCCTGTGCCTGATTCAGGTGGTATTATTAAAAAGAAATGGATTCAGTGGTGGGAGTATGATGAGCCACCTGCATGTGACTATATAATACAAACATATGATACTGCATTCTCTACAAAGACTACAGCAGATTTTAGTGTGGTACAGACCTGGGGTATCTTTGAACATATGGAGACTGATTCAACAGGAAGAGAGAACTGGGTATCTAACTTAATATTATTAGGAAATGAAAAAGGTAGGTTTGATTATCCAGCATTAAGAATGAAAGCACAAGAGTTATATGATTATCATAAACCTGATGTGTGTATCATTGAGAAGAAAGCAAGTGGACAATCATTAATACAAGATTTAAGACGTGCAGGTTTACCTGTACTTGATTATATTCCTGATAGAGATAAGACTGCTAGAGTGTATGCAGCAACACCAATGATGGAAGCAGGACGTGTATGGTTGCCTAAAGGTCATGATTGGAGTGATGATTTATTTAGTGAAGCAATTACATTTCCAAATGCACGACATGATGACCAAGTAGACGCAATGACTATGGCTATACACTACATGAAAGAATCATGGAATTTAACTCATCCAGATGACCCTGATTATGAAGAAGGTTATGAAAGAAAAAAAAGGGTTGCATACTGGAAGTTTTAAGTATATAATATTATAATAATAACTGTGAAAGAAAATTTATGCCAACTGAAAAAAATCCATTTAATAAAATAAATGAAGATATACTAGAAGCTTCAACTCCTGGAGAAGAAGTAGATGTAGAAACTATTACTGACCAAGTTCTTCCTGATGAAAGTGTAGCAATGATGGAAGATGGTTCAGCAGTAGTTGACCTAATGGGTAATCCTGCCATTATGCCTGAAGAAGGTATGCCAGGTGGACATTATGATAACTTAGTTCCAACTCTTGAAGAAGACCAGCTACAAGAGATTGGTGCTGAAGTATATGAAAAGTATCAATCAGATAAAGAATCAAGACAAGAATGGGAAGAAACTTTCCAAAGAGGTTTTGATTTACTAGGTCTAAAACTAAAAGAAACTTCAGAACCATTTGAAGGTGCATGTACTGCAGTTCATCCACTCTTAATAGAGTCAGCAGTGAAGTTTCAATCTAAAGCTTCTCAGGAATTATTTCCTGCAGGTGGACCAGTAATGTCTCAGATAATTGGAACTGA